ACACTACAAATGCTACCTCTGCGATGACACTACAAATGCTACCTCTGCGATGACACTACAAATGCTACCTCTGCGATGACAATTACTAACATCCAAGAGTTAACCTCATCTAACACCACAAATGCTACCTTTGCGATCACACTACCATTAGGCCACAACCCTCTCCACACAACATACACACGCGCACGCGCATACGCGCGGCCGGCCTCGGAACCCTCCCGCCAAGTCGGCAAGCTCGCCCACACATCGACCACGCAAAATAAGTCTGACGCCAAAATAAAAAGTCTGGTGTCTCGCACCAAAGACAAGACACCAGACAAAATCAAAATCCAAAAAATCGCCGACCAAAAACCTGGTCCCGAGATTCTACCTAAGCATCCTGTTCACCAGTCGTTGCACACTCAGATACCTATCAGCCAGGATGTACCTTCGCTCCTCTCCGTCTCCCATCTCGGCATTGATTACCGCCTCCGCCAGGTTCTCGTCGTCAGACTTGAGCAACTGGTTAACGCAATCCTGCACACCGTCGTACCTGTCACCTAGTCGCTCTCGCCTCTCATCACCGTTCCCGTACTCGCCATCAATAACCTGCCTAGCGACGTGCCAGTCATTATCATCCAATTCACGCGGCGCGTCATCACCCGACGCGTCACCAGATTCACCGTAACCAGGGTCAGCATACCTACGCCACGCCTCGCGGTCACCATAGAACACGTTGGCGTCAACGCTGAAACCGCCCATGTCCAGGCAGTCCGTGAACTGCCATGCCGCAAGCTCCCAACCGCTCACGTTATATGGGCAGGCTGGGTTATCGGGAAAGTCGGTCATCCTGCGCGGATACCCTGCAATCCACAGACCGCAGTTCTCCGCCACGAAATCAGAGTACACGTTCCTGAGGTTGTACGCGCTCGTGTACAGCCATGGCCACACGCCAGTGAGGTCATGGTATTCGTCCATGAAGTTCCTCACGAACTCTGCCGACTGGCCAGTCTCCAGATCGAGCACGGGAATGCCCTTCTTGTCATAACCCTTGGTCTGCTCGTGGAAGTAGCGTGCCTCCGCGCGTGAGTTGTTACGCCTCGCGAAGTGGTAGAAGCCGAACGGTATGTCAAGACGAATGGCGTCCTGAACGAACCCGTCACAACTCTTGTCAACGAATCCGATACCCTCGGTCGCCTTCACGATTACGAACTCGGGCCTCGCGTCCTCTAGGGAGAAGCCGCGCTTCCAGTTGCTGATGTCAATTCCACGAATCATGTCAATACCTCCAAATCCTAGTTATTTGAAAACACAGTTGATACCAATATCTGTGGCGCGTCAGTCATCTTGGTGAGTGTCGGCGTTAGCTTGTAGGCGTTCTTGTATGTGAACGTCACCGTGCCGTCGCTGTTGAACGCGTAGTCAATCGTTACGATTATGGCGTTCGTGCCGTCGCTTATGAGAACGCAGTTGTCCGTGTTCGATATCTTCGGCGTGATGGTAAGCACTCCCTTGTTCGCCGACCTTCTTGGTATCGACACGCGGCAAATCATCTGACGCGCAATCCTCACGGCAAACGTGTCGCCAACGTTCATGTTATGGTCAGTCATGAGTATCGACGGTATGCTCGTCAGCGGCGCGCTCATTTTTTTGTACGTCCTGTATGTGCCGTACACGTGAATGTAATCGGTGTCGTTTATGTCACTCTCAGCCGACCTGTTCAGGTAGAACAGGTTAGATGTTTCGTCAACGTACAACGAGGCGTAGTTGTTGGGCTTGTCCTCAACTAGATACCTTATGTCGTTGAGAGTTCCGCTGCTGTTTTTGAAGTACGCGCTGCACCTAGTTATGCCATGGGGATTACCTCGTATGCTTACCTCGTGCGTATCCGTGATGTTTGCCTGCGATATATAGAACGTGGAGTTTGTCGCATGCAGTGACGTCACCTTGGCGCGGTTCAGAAACATGTTCACGTCTGACTTCAGTATGTATATGTACTCGCTTCTAGATGGGTTGACGCCATCCACGACAATCTCAGTAACGTTATTCTTGTTAGCACGTGCCGCGATCAACGCCTCAGCAATGTAGGTGAACGGAAAGTATGTCGCGCCAGTCGGGTTGAAGTTCCTCGCATTCTGATTGACGTGATACGTGTACATGCTCGTGAACTCTGTACGCAAATCCGTGTGCATCGACGTGATTCCGTCATTGTTGGTTGACGCCTGAAAGAACTGAATGGCGGTGTACGTCTTCGGATAATACACAGCTGCAACTAGGTACATCGTTGTGTCATCGACGAAGTTCAGGCACTCAATCTCGCCTGTGAAAGTGCTACCTTGGTACTCACCGATGTTGTACACCTTAGCCACCTTGCCGTCCACGAGGGAATAGCACGCCAGTAGCGTCTCGTTTCCGTGAATCGTGTAGAAGAGTCCGTTGTGGACGGAACCGCCGTTACGGTTTATGCGCGTCTTGTAGTTAGGTGAGTGTCTAACGAAAATTTCGCGCTCAAACTCGAAATTCTCGTTGAGCTGGTAGATGTTAGTGTCAGTTCCAACCATGCCGTAGTATTTGTTGACCTTGCCATCATAACCTATGGCGAAGATCTGTCTGTCGTTAGGAAGCCCAGTTATGTTCCTCTTCGTCACGGAGTTGGTGTCAACGTCGTACACGATGACGTCGAACCTGTCACCATTCGTGTCGAACGCTGGTAGGAACACTATCTTTCTGCCGTTGACGCACGCACCATTCATGTGGCCTGCGTTGCGCACCAGGATGGCGTCATCGATACCACCTGACGTCATGCTTATCTTGAGTATGTACGCGTTGTTGTTACGTAAGTTTATCAGTGCCACGTAGTAGTATGAGTCTAGGTAACAGCCCGCCTGAATTGCCGTGTATCCCTCCTGGTAATACGACGTGTCATTGAGCACGGTTCTACCGATTGGGTTCAGCGCAAGCCGCTTTCCGTCCCTACGCGTGACATCAGTCATCGCGTCCTCCACCTTGCCAATCCTGTCGGAATACCCATTTACCTCCTTGCGGTACGACTCAATCTGTGCGTTGTAGTTGCCAGTCGCAACCCAGTAGCGCGTGTCAGTCAACTGTACGCCAGACGGTACCGTCTGCTTGCTCGTGTATGAGTTGCCCTCATGCTGCACTATCGTGAGCGGCTCATACGTGCGCGTCGAGTTCCACTCGCTGGGCTCAGCGAAAACAGGTACGTACCTAGAGCCGATGTATTGCGTCACTGCCATACAATTATCCTCTCGATATCAGTGACCATGATATGGACACGTTGTCTATCTTTCCACTCGTCATATTGTCAACCCTCACAACGGCTTGCGTCGTGGACACCTGGGCGAGCGTGCATGCGAGTACGTTCGTCTGGCACACTACCGAACACACGAGTATCGGAACCGTCGCCTTCGGTGAGGCGTACGTTATCGTAATGTCCGCATGCGAGCTAGCCTCAACCGAGAATGAAGGCGTAAGTCCGTACTCAAGCAAAGGCAGGGAGTCAAGCTTGCTTAGCTGCGCCAGTATCGTCGTGTCAAGCTTCGTGTGACCAACCGCGCCGTCTTTTATGTCATCGGTCTTGACAGGGAACCTTCCCTCAAGCGCGGCGTCCGCTGTCTTCCTCTCCGTCACCTCATTAGCCAGGTCTGACGTCAATTTCGTGTCCGCCGACTCGCGAGCCGTCCTCTCGCTCGCAAGGTACGTCGTGAGTCGCTCGCTGTCAGACTTGCGCGCGTTAACCTCGTTGGTGAGGTCTGCGGTAAGCTTTCCCTCCGCAGCCTCAGCCCGTGCCTGTTCGGCCTCCACCTTGCCCTTAAACTCGTTGATTCCAGCTATTCGCTCGCTCGTCTCCTGCTCAAGATACTTGGTCAGGTCGCCGTTGAGGTAGTCCACCACGGCTACCTCTCCCTCGCGCATGGGCTGTTCCTTTGATATTCTCTTCAACGTCATGCTAGGCATTATATGTTCCCCTCAGCGCGTCTAACTGGCTTGTCCAGGTTGGTGTACAGTGTGTCGAACGTAGAGTCCGTCCTCCTGGCGTTAACCTCCAGGTCCGCAATCAGCTTGGAAAGCTCAGGCGACTGGGATAGGCTGTATGAGTACGTGTTGTCGATGGCGTTACCCTCAGCGTCGAAACGCAGCACGAGGCGCCCATAGTCCGTCCTGCCATACACGGTACCCGTATCGAACGTTATCTCCCTCCATGAGTCTGGCACGTATGCGACAAAGTACCCGTCATCATTGAGTCCGAAATATACCTGTTTTACCGCTGCGCTCATAAGTTCGCGCATGTGTGTCTGAATCCACTCGTATATCTGGTTGATGTAATACTTGAGCAAGCCGCCATCCTTCAGGCGCTCCAACTCACGCTTGAGTCTCTCTACCTCCTCGTGAGTCACGTTTATGTTCCTACCCAGCATGTTCGCGTAGTTGACCAGCTTGTCGATCTCATAGCAGATGTGCTTTATGCGCTGCTCGGCTGAGTACACATCCCAGTAGAACTGTGGAAGCGTTGGTGTGAACGCAGTGAAACCGCAATATGGAACAATCCTCAGGTCACACGGACTGCCACATACTCGTGAGTCCTCACATGACATCGTCCACGTCCTTCCTCAAGTCGAACAGCTTGGTTCCACCGAACTCAGGATACACCTTACGAACGTTCTCAAGCACTGAGGTAAGCTCCATAACGATTATATATAAACACACAACCTCGGTTGACGGTATGGTTATGTTGGCGCCAGACACGTGGGACAGACCTACGCCGAGTATATACGATATTGCGATTATCAGGAACATGAGAACCTTATGCCCAAGTCCCTCGCGCATTATCGAGCTGTCCACGTCGTGCCTTATTAGCGCACCGACAAAGCCCACCATTACGTCGGCAATCATCATCACACACGCAAGAAGTATGGCCCAAGTCTGAGAGTCCGTTAGCATAGGCCACTCAATCGCGGGTATCATTAGTTCCTCCCTAGTAAGCGTTCACGTTAACAGTGAACAGACACGAGAACAGCGAACTCATGTCATCAATCACCATCATGTCCACGTCGCTGTAGTCGCGGACCCTCTCGGCAGTCTCTATGAAGTCCGCCTGATGGATACGTTGGAACTCCCTGTCATTTCCGCTTGAGGCGTAGTCACCGTTATCCCCGCTAAGCTGTGTCTGCGGGTAGTCGCTGAATATGACGCGTCCCTTGTACCACTCGGACACTCCGCCATAGAGTTCTGGTGTCTGCTCAAGAAGCTTGTAGAGAAGCACGTACTTTGGCATTATTTCGTTCATCTTTCTAATGAACTCGTGCTTCCACCTTCCAGGCGGCACCAGAGCTATCTCACGGTACCTGTAATGGTCGAACAGCTTCCAGCGCAATCTTGCGTCTTGCTTGTCGTCGAACTTGGGCCACTCCCAACCTGTGAAGCTTGAATCACAGAACTTGGCGTCGTAAAGCTCCACCAGCATTATCGACACCACGGCGTGATAGTCAGGGTGAGTGCACTCAGCATCGTAGTCGAACGCTCCCACAGGCCATGATATCACTCTCCCACCTCCTTTGCCTGCTTGATGTTATGCGTTATGTTCCAGTTGTCCGACTCGTTGTCTTGCCTGAGCACGACCTCGATAGGCTTCTCAAGATACGCGCCGAATCGTGTGTTCAGCTCCTTGGCGGCACGGCGCCTCTCGTTGAGCGAACTCATGAGTACGAGCGTAGATGGCTGTTTCTGTGCCTCAATCTCGTCTTCGGTCATGCGCTCCTGCTTTATCGTGGAGTTACGTATTCCCAGCATCGTGTAGACGCTGTTCCATACGTTCCTCTCGTCTAACGCCAACTCCTCTCCGATGAACTTGACACCAGTTGACATGGCCTCGTACCTTATCGAGTCTATGTCATCGGTACCTATTATGGCAGGCTCGCCACCCGCAACCTGCTTGAACATGTTTATCATGTCCTGATACTTCTCATGCGGTCCCTTCATTATGAACGGTATCTGCTGGTGCAGCCTGTTCATGTTGCGCGTCATGCGAACATGAGTCAGTTCGCTTGCGTACAGCATTATACCAGTCATTATGGGACGTCGAGTCTCGTTGTCGAAAATCACCACTCCCTGTTGTCTGTCGCACGAGTAGCGAGTCCCGTTCTGTCCTATCGCCAGCCAGCGGTTGGGCCTGTCGTACATGTTAGACCTGCCCTGTGGCGCGCATTGGAGCGACAGGAATGTTCCCCTCATCTTGCTGGGGAACGCTATCGACGCACAACCCTGTAGCGCCAGTGTCATCTCCAGGTAGCGCTCGTCACACGTGGTGGGGAGGTTGAGCCAGCGAAAGCGCGATATGGCCATCTTGAGCATCATGTCGATGTAGAAGTGATACGCCATGTCGTTGGCAGTGGCCGACTGCCACTGCATGAGGTTTCCCCTATTGTCGAGGTTCCATGCTGTCGGCGCACCAGCGCCATACATATACTGGTTAGAACCGCAACGCCTCTTACCACCACGTCTGCTCATGAGGTGCCTCCAATCGCGTCCCCATCCTCTATGATAGCAGGCCTGCCCTCCCTTGCCAACAGTCCCTCGTAAAGGCGTGTGGACTTCTCAAGAGCCTTGGCATGCAGCTCGACCATGGAGTTCATGGCTACAAGGTTCGTCTGCTGCTGTGCCCTCGATATCGAGTCGCGCCTTGCCAAGTCGCACTTGAAGTCGATTATCGAACGGATCTCCTCGTCGCTCATGTCCTGGTATGTGGTTAGCGACAAGAGCTCGCCTATAGAGCGAGGTCGATTAATCTCCACTGGTGTGTCCTCAGTTGTCATACACGCTCACCTTCCCTATTTTGTCAGGGTCACGCCACACCGTGACTCCCCTTCTCAGTATGTCACCTATCGCGTCACCAATCGCGGAGCCAGCCACGTCCCTTACGTCAACCCACACATCGGTCGCCTTCCAGTACGTGAAGTTGCGCATGAGATTCAGCGAGTCCACCTTCCACGCCTGGTTGAGCGCGTACCCGTATCGCGCGAACTGCGATGCTGTCTGCGCTATCGCCGAGTCGCTCTGCGTGCGCAGCCTGAACTGCAAGCCAGCCATGCCGTGATACCACATCGACGCGTCACCGCTAGCCTCAGTCAGTTGTACGGGTGACTTCCTGCGTGCGTCACGTTGCGCAGTCATCGCAGCACTCCTGGCGTTCTCCAGTCGCTCCTTGGCGTTTATCACGCCAATCTCACGCGTTCGCGCCGTATTGGCGTTGCTCGTCACGTGCACGTCCCTGGCATTGGCTATCGCAGTGTCGCGAGTCCTGTTAGCATTTGTGTCGGCAGTCTCGCGCGTCCTCGTCGCGTTCTGCGATACCGTGGCGTGCGTCCTGTCCGCGTTGCCAACCGACGTGTCGCGCTCGCGCCCCGCGTTCGTGACTGACGTGTCGCGCATTCTGTTTGCGTTGGATATCGCAGTGTCCATGGCTCGCTTGGCATTTCCTGACTGCGTACGTCTCACGTTCTCTGAGTTAGTGCGAGCAGTTGAGCTGTCGTTGTCCCTCTGATGACCTAGCGTCTCGTTGTTTATGTCACACTGCCTCAGTCGGTTATCGTTCGTGTGCGTCGTTACCTTCATTGAAGTCGAGTACGCGTTTTGTGAGGCTGAGTTGTTCTTAGCCACCGTCGCGTTAGTGACTGCCTGGTTGGCCTGGGTTATTATCGTCGCGTTGTTGACTGACGTGCATGCGTCAATACCTCCAGTCACGGCGCCCACGACCGTACCCGCAGCCGCCCCTATGCCACCTATGGCAGGGTTGCCACCACCCATCATGGCACCTGACATTGCTCCCCTCATGGCCGACGTGGCAACAGTCGATATCGCGCTGTTCGAGGTGGTTGCGACTGACGTCTGGTTTTGTATGTTAGTGGTTGACATCATGAGGGAGTTGCTCAGGGAGTTCTCGGTCAGCGCATGCTGGCTTCCGTCAAACGTGACTTGGGTCGATGACTTGTTGTTCTCGCGGGCGCACAGCAGGCTACTGGCTATCGTGAGATCTATGTTGTCGGACGCGCACTTGACTGAGTTGTCCGCGTTCGTCTTCATGGTAGTAGTCGAGTTCTGCGCGTTGGTGTTTGTCGTGGTGGCACCGTCGGCTGCGTTGTCGCGGTTCGTGCCCGCCATGGCCTGCGCGTTCGTGTTGTACGTGTCGGCGCTGTTGACCGCGTTAGAGTTTGCGGTGTTGGCGCTGTCCTGCGCGTTCCTGTTCGACGTGTCGTTATCCGCAAGTGAGTTGGCGTTCACCGAGTTCGCCTGCCTGACGGAGTTGCCTTGCGCCGTGTCTGCGCTCGCCCTGTCGTTCGTGTACCCTAGGTTAGCCGTGCGAACCGTCGTGTGGTAGTCCACGAGTGCCTTCCTGCGGGCCTGGTCGATTGACGTACCGTACATGTCGAGGAACCACGCCGTCTCTGAGTCCATGTAGAGCGCGAACGTCGGTATGTCGTACTCGAACGTCAGTCTTCCCCAGTCTCCGTTCGTGACATACTTGTCCAACTCGTCGTTGTTGAGTGACTTCCACTTGTAACTCTGTGCGCCAAGGCCGCCTATACCAGTGAGTAGGATTCGAAAGTCAAGCACCGGAAACGCCACGGACGTCAGCATGCGCATTCCGATTACGCCCGTGTCCTCTATCCTGACCTCCGCCGTCTTCCCGTCGTTGTCTGACACCTCGATACGCGAGTATGGGTAGGTATAGAGCTTCGCGAACCTGCGCTCGTGCTCACCGAAGCTGAACATGTCACTCGTGAGCCTGTACTCGTCAAGCCTACGCTCGACGCCCGTGCAACGCCACATCTTATGACCTAGCATGCTAAGCTCGATACCCAATGTAAGCATCGATTCATCGACTACGAATATCGCCTTTATTGTGCGCAGGAACGCAGGCGACTTCTTGCGCACGTCAGCCAGGAACTCGTTGTCGCTCGACGGTATCGCGTACACGTCCAGGCCAGTCGGTACCCTCGGACCTGCCCTGTTCCCCATCGCAACTGGGGCAATCAACTTGCCATAGTCGCTTCCGTTGCCGTATCCATATCCATTGACCCGCAACTGATAGCCGAACCAGTCCCCTGTGTCCTCGTACGTCGGTGCGCCCCATGTCATGCCCTCCCCGACGGTTCCCATCGAGTTGTTCTGAATATGCCAGTAACCGCACGTCGAGGCTATGCACACGTACTTCGCGCCAGTTCCGAACGGCACGAACCTAGAAGATCTCGTTACGTCCCTGTCATCATACGTGACGTCAGGCGCGAGCAGGTAGCGATTGTTGGCTATCGGGTTCTTTAGGTACGTGTCAACGTCAGTCACGCTGACTGGCGCGTGACCTCGCTCAAGCATCATGTACTCGATTGAGGTAGTCCCTATGAACTGAGTCCAGACGTCAAGCTCGACGTGGACTATCGTAGTGTTCGGAGCTGAGTATGTCACGTTGTCAACGAAGAGGTACCACCTGCGCACGCCCCCCGCTACCTCATGCTGAATCATCTCGTCACTCGACGTGGCTATCGGTATGTCAACGTACATGTAGTTATACATGACCGCCACGTCATATGGAACTGGTAGCTTCACCGTCCCGTCTGGCACCACGCGGGCGTTACTCTTGAGCGTAAGCGTGTGTGTACCTGTTATATTGTCGAACCATGAGTCACGCGCCCTGTCATCCTCGAACCTCACGACGTTGGCGTAGTCGTTGTCCCACAGGACGTTAGCGAGATGTACCCTCGTGTCAGGCACCCATCTCGTGTAGTCGAACGTGTTCTTGAGCGCATACGGAGAGGCCGTCTCCATATGTGGGAACTTGGTGTCATCCAGTCTTGAGAAGTCCATGTCACCTCCTTATGATTACGGGAGGCGCGAGCGTGGTAGACTCACTCGCGCCTCCCTGCCAGTGTGGTGGTCGTTCCTAAGGCTTCGTGACTGTTGCCTTCACCGTGTCGGTGTACTCTGTCGTGTCACCAGACGGGTTGACGTAGGTGGACGTGGTCTTCACGGTTATCACGTCGCCATACTCCAGACTGCGTGACACGTGCAGGACGCCGTACTCGTCAACGCGAGTTGCCGGAGAACTCACGGCGGTCGTGTTGCCTCCTGCCGTGCGCGTCACCGACACGTCATACGTGGCGGCGTTTGGCGCCACAGTGATTCCGTCAACGTTAGCGGGTGCGAGTGTGCCAGTTAGCTTGACCGTAATTCCCACCTTGTCTCCCTTGTCGGGAGTCGCGTTCTCTATGGTTGCCTTCATGGCAGTGACCACCTGCTTCACCGTGACGATGCTGGTACCAGCAGCTGTGGTGAAGAGGATTGCGGGTACGAACGGAGACACGCTATATACGCCCCAATGGTGCAGGTAGTAGTTCGTTCCCAGCGTCTTCGGATTGTACTGAGATGTTGTGGTGTACACCGTGTCCTTGCACATGAAGAAGTCCTCCGTGGTGAGCAACGCCACGACGTTAGGAATTGGAAACTCGTCAACCGTTATCTGGCGATAGCTCAGGCTCGCCTTGTCGAGTTGGAACACGCCAGCAAGTGTGTCCACGTCCACTGAGGCCTCCACCTCGGGTGTGGTGAACAGCACGAGCTCGCTTGGATTCACGAACACGGGAATGTCGGTGAGCTTCCCCGCGTTGTACAGCGTGTTTGGAAACTTGAGCTTCTTCGCGTACATTCTGGCGGCCTTCAGGAACTCCTTGCCAGTCTTCTCGTCTGACGGCGCTCCCGTCAGGTGATGCTTGAAGAAACCCCAGTTATGCTCGTAATGTGCGATGAGTTGCAGCATTATCTTGTACTCATCGTTCTCGTCTGCGTTGATAGGCGACTGCAACAGCGCCGCCACGAGCCGATTCAGCCCGTAGTCGTTGGTGAACGCCGTGCGAAGCTCAACGTCGTTTATCGTGATATCGTAATGGTCACGCCTATTCTGGGAATGGTACCACGTCGCCACCTCAGGACGCGCCATCTTGAACACATCCTCGGCGTCATCCACGTACGAGTGTGCGCGAATCCACTTCGGTACTATCTCCTGAATCGTATCGCCGTACATGAGCTTGCTTCCTTTGAAGACGCGAAGCGGGTTCTTGTACGCCTGCTGCTTGACCTCCGTGTATCCGATTCGCATGATGAGCGAGTCAATGAACTGGTTCCAGTAGTTGCCGTTCATCGGGTCGAACAGCGCCCTCATGGTGGCGTCTATGCTGGTCTGTGTGGGTTGGGGGATTCGCTGCTGGTAGTCGTTCGTCCCGTTCAGCCATATCTTGTTCAGTATGGTGGCATTGTCAGTTGCCATGTATGGTTACCTTCCTTATCCTAGTCCGTTATGCGTAGGTCGAGCGTGTCGAATGATGGGTCGTTGAATGCCTTCACACCGTCATCGTCTGATGGGTCCGTGTCGTTGGTGTCAATGACGGCACCAGACTGTAGCAGAACTGACTGTGCATCAGTGACCTTCTGCAACGAGCCAGTCAGGCGCTGAATCATATCCTCGATACCATCCAGTCGCGAGTTTATCGACTTGGTGTCTAGCGTTGGTTCCGTTACCGAGTTTCCACCTCCCGCGTCATTAGGTGTATTAGTTCCACTAGCGTCTTCATTTCCACCGATAGGCTCCGTCGCGCCCTTCTCGTTACCCTCGTTGTCACCCATAGTCATGTCTCCCTTCATCGACTCGTCTAAAAGAAATGTGGCCATGGTAACCGTTATACGGTGCCATGACCACATTATATGTCAGACGGACAATCCGCGCAATCGGTTGAAAGCGATGACAGGTCTACCCGCGCGTGCGCGAAACCCAATTCGTGTCATTCGCACTGCGCGTACTCACGTCATGCTCGGTGCCATCCGACTGCCTATATCTTATCAAAGTTATCGAGATACCACCTGGCCTTCCTCAAGTCCTCGATACCTCCCTTTGATGACTCCCTCCACATATACTTCAACACGTTCCCCTTCACGTATCCCTTCCATTCCTCTTCGGACAACATAGAGCGAATCGCGTCTATGCACTCATGGTTGCCATGCCTGTAGTGTTCCGGATGCTCTATGTTGTCAGGCATTCCAATTCAACTCCTCAATGAACTCATGCTCGTATTTCCATGCCTCATACAATGGCTGCTCCTCTATCCATGCCATGTCAGTCCCCTTCCAATGGTAGCCATGCGAGTCGGCCTCGCCATAGCCAAGCATGAGCAGACATCTCATGGCTGCCTCCGGACTGCTGAAGCAAGCGAGCGGTATACCAACCCCGCTCTTGCGGTACTCCCTGCCCTCGTCGTGCATCACTATGTATACATAACTAGCTATCATGCTGTCATTTCCTCCCTATCGTATCCCGAACAACCTCAGCACCTCGCCGAACGCCATCATTATGTTCTCGCTCTGGTACCTGAGCAATGAATACGTATACATGTCCCTAACATAGCCCATCGTCACTCCTAGGTTAGTGGCGGCGACGTAGTTTATAGTCATGTCATCACGCGTCAGCGAGTACACCGGTTTCCCCGTGTTGTTGGGTATGCTATCAGTGACGTAGTAGTATCCCTCCCTCTGGTCGTACCATATGCCGAACCTCTCGCCGACGTAGACTATGCCAAAGGAGAACTTCGCGTTCTTGGTCTTTGGACTCACGAACGACGTGTCCGCGTGAACGAACAAGTTCCTGCTAGCCACAATACCAGCCTCAGTGTTTGCCATCATCCTGCCTGCCACGGTTCCACGCGCCTTATCGACTGCGTATGAGCCTGGGTCCACGTAGTGCAGAAGGAACGTCTTGTTGGCGTACCACCTGTAGCCGTACCTCAAGTCAGCGGTGACGTGATAAGCAGCGAAGTACGGATTCGCCAGGTCACAAGCGTTACCTAGCAGATAGACTCGCGGTCGTATGCCATCAGTGTCGGCACGCTCGCGCGACACGGTGTCAACGAGCTTCGCCAGAGTCCCGTACTCACCTGGCAGATACTTATGGTACCTGTCGGCACGCTCGAGTATGGCCTCATCGAATATCATCCTGCGAACGCCGTTGAACGTCACCATCTTCTTTATCTGTCCGTCACTGAGTGCCACGAAGTAACCGGCCTTCCTCCACACCGGCTTCTTGCCATCACTCTCAGGCTTCCTCGCTATCCAGGCATATCTTGCGTCCGTCTTGAACACGTATCCGTCGAACTCGCGCATTGTAGCAAGTCTGTCATAATAACCGTCGGATACTACGCTCAACGAGTTCTTGAATCGTACTATCTCACAGAAGCGCGAGCCGTCACGAATGAAGTCGCGTATACACTGCATTCTTAGGCCGAACGTCTTGCCTATGCCACGAGCGCCTATCACCATGGTGACGTCGGCGTCATACGAGAGAGTTCGCTCCCAATCGTAGTATCTTGGCTTGGCTTTCATAGCACGGTAATCGTCCTGATCGAGAAGAAGCCCCTGAAATAATAAGAGTATCTGCATCTTGACTTGTCACCATAGAATATCCTGTCATTGATGCATTTCCAGTCATACGCGTCAAGCGTGCGCGGAACGCCAACCTTGTCTAGCTTCCTGCATTGCGTGTTGTCCAGGCACCAGTCGGCCGCCTCCTCGAACGTGGGGAAGACCTCGTAATCACATACGTCGTTGAACTTCTCCGTTCTTATCTCACCTACGTACAGCCTAATGCCATGACCGTTCTCATCTCCTGGCTTGAACCGACTCAGCTCGTATTTTCTCGCCTCGTCTCGTGACAACCTCTTGATTGCGATATCATCGTCGTTCATCAACAGCCCGTTCCAATCAAAGTACTCGCTCATAGCTCAATCCTCCTTACTGCGAAGTATCCCCACAAGAAGAAATCCATCTTGCACCTGTCATCCGAATAGAAGTCAACGTTACAATACCTGTTCTTGTCGTACGCAGCCAAGGACCTAGGCTTGCCGTCAGGTGCCCTGGTCCTGAAGTTGGCGTTATCCATGCACCAGTCCAGCGCGTCCTTGCGCGTCTCGAACAGCTTATACTTTATTATGTGGCTCTCGTGCATGCTCAGTATCTCACCAGCGTACAGTATCATGCCTCGACCTCCATTATCTCATGTGTGCCACCGTCATCGGAGTCAACCGTGACGGTTATGCTCCCGCCGTCATAACGTATGTACCTGTAGGCGTCAGCCATACTCCTACCGTACAAGTCGTACAGGTACGCCACGCTTGACCCGTTCGTGGCCTTGTCCGTGTCGCCCAGCAACCTACCCGTCTCGTACAGCGCCTTGGATTGGTGCGCCGTGACGTGACGCGTCGCGCCAGTGTAATCCGTCACGTCTGAATCGTACAGGTCCGTAGCTCGTGGTTGGAAGCCCTCCAGCGTGTGCGAAATCGAGTTCGTGACGTATGTGTTGTAGCCGAGCGTGTTCTTGAGTACGTACTCTATCGGATACTTCTTCGCGAGTAAGTCTATCACCTTCTCTATGTTCAGCTTGTCCACGGGACGCGGCAGGCCTGCAGCCGTCACGTGCGCCTTGCCATCCCAGCTCACGCGACACTTGTTCCATAGCTCCACGTGGTGCGTGTAGTGATGCCCTCGATTCTCTATGTCGAAACCTCCTATTCCGCGCAACGATGAGGCCCTGTCAGGGTACGTCGCTCGTACGCGCCTCATCGTCCTCCTTATGGCCTCCTTGCTCGCGTCGGCTATCGGGCGCAAAGCATCGTCCAGCATGTCATCGCTCACCGAGTCATCGCAGCTCACCTTCATCGAGTCCGTGTCACCTCCCAATATACGTACCCTGTCACCTAGCGCTCTTGCCAAAAGCTCCATTGAGATTACCATGTGCATTCGCGAACCACCGACTATGCGAAGCCCGTATGTGTACAGAACGCGTAGCGTAGTCTGTTTCTCCGTCTTGTCCACGTAGTTCTCGGGCGTAGTCCTCGTCGCGTCATCCACGACAAGCTCACCGTTGACACACTTATATGATGGTTTCAACGTGTCCTGAGCCTGCGTGCCGTATATTCCGTTGAACATTCCCTTCACGGTTCCCGTGTACCAACTCTCCAGGAACGACTCGTCACACGTGCCGTCTCGTAACGCGTCAGCTATTCCGTCTGGCACTCCATTCAGGCTGTATGGATAGGGCGTTCCCTGCCTGTAGTGCTTGCAGATGAACTTTGCCCTGCTCTTCATCTCGAAGAGCTCGTTGCTCTGTAAGGTCACGAAGTCGGGTGGTATGCGAAACTTCCCAGTTACCTCGCCACAGAGTGGCTCCATCTTGTCCCACTCGTATACGCGACTGACACACCAAAGCTCAAGCTCCGATAGGTTCAGGACACATGACTTAGCTGAGTACATCTTGCCGAACGCCACTGTGCCGTCCTCCATGGAGTCGTGCCAGTTATGGCTCCTCACCTCGTTTTCCTGGGCTATGGCCCGTGGGTCAAGCCCGACGTCATTGCCAGGCTTCTTCTCGTGCTTGAGCTTGCTCGTGCTGAGCAGGCCTATTCCCATTCGCTCAAACACGGTTCCCCTTCGCAGTCGTATGTTCGTGAACCTTATGCGCGCGTGTATCGCGTTCTCGAATGGCCTCTCGTAATTATCTAGCACATGGTTAAGTGGTGTGTTTATTATCTGGTCGCATATTATTTTTAACTCAATCTCGTTTGCTATCGAGAAGTCCTCAGGTAGCAGCCTTCCGTTGATGAACGTGTGGTGCATGCTGGTGACGTCAAGTGACACGACGTTGTGAACGACCTCTCCCGCCGTCACCGCTGACGTGAACGTGAAGCCGCCTCGAAAGCATGCCTTGCGTAACGCGTATGTACCATAGTCATCCGGACGCTGACGTATGCAGCGCGTGATGAACGACTTGTCAAGCGATAGTCTCTTGCCGTCGCTCTTGCCCACGAATATGGTGCCAATCTCGCGACGCGCCATCTGTCGCACTATGGAGGTCTTCGTTATCACGCGGTTTCCCAAGTCCTCCTGTTTCAGCCATTCGTTGACCCTCAGCAGATAGCGCAGGTACATAGGTATGACCTGAGTGTCCCTGCCCGCATAGAAGAGCTCCTCGCCGGTCAGTGGTGTCTCTGGCGTCCTTATGAGTGAGTAGTCCCAGTCACCAACTGCCTTTGGCAGGCCTGCCGTCCTTCCCATCGCAGCCAGTCCTCGCATATCCAGGTGATACGTGTCCCAGAAGCGCAGGAGCATGTTGTCCGTGTCCTGCTCGTACAGGTCCAGTGTGTATACATTGGTACTTGACTGCGCGTTCACGCGAATGTCGTACGCGTGGTTCATAAGCTCCATGAGCGGTTGCAGGTCGAACATGAGGTTATACGCGCAGATGATGGGAATTCGATTGTCCATTTGGCCAATCTGAATGTACTCCGCTATGCGTTCCATCATCTCTCCCTCGTGGCGATAGAATCGTATGTCATCGTTGTTTGGCTCATAGTTCTTGAGATCCACATTCAGCAGGCAGTTGTCTATGAACAGAATTGGGAACGCTCGTGCGGTTGTCTTTCCGTTAGCGTGAGTCACAATGTTTGTAGTCTCCGTATCGTAGGAGCACACAATCTCGAACTTACGCCGCTTCATGAGTGCGTCTCTACATAGGTGCTTCAACAGGGATATAATTAACCTGCGCGTTCTTACGTGAATTTGGTGAAATGGTGTATTCGTCCTCATTGTCACTCAACACCTCGTATGCCCAACGTCTCTGTTCGTTCGTGTACATTGATGGCGATTGTATTATCTCTCGCGCACGCTCAAGCTCCTGAACCTTGCCGTCGTTCACTATCTTGTCAAAAAGGTCCGCCAGGTTTCGCTCACCGTAGGCCTCCAATATGGCCTCGTTTCGCTTGTTCGTTGGCACGTCATCTAGGTTCCACGCGCTCATCGTCTCCTTGTAGAAGAGCTGTACCTCGCGCTTGGTGTACATGCCTCCGTGACCGGCACGTCGTATCTCAATCTCGGTGGCCTTGTTCTTCATACGGTTGGATTGGACATAGCTGTCGCTTGCCTTGTTTACTGAGCGCAGGTAATTCATTGCGTGTTCAGACTCAAGCTTCGTGCGTTGTATCTTCTTGCCAGTCTCCTTAGAATACGTACGCGTAGCATCTATCGCGTTCTGTAGGTTCGAGATACGACGCTCAAGTAACTTGCGCGCTCCGGTAGACTTGATTTTCTCAAGCGACTTTTGCATCGAGTTTATGCGTCTCTGTGCCTTGCGACGCTCGTTGCGCAGGTCGTTGTAGCGACGCGTGTTCTTGCGTGGAGTTCTCTTCGTTGTCTTTGTCTGTGTCTTCTTGTTTAGCCTGCTGTTCTTGGATTTGGTCATTTGGTGTCACCTCCAATCGGTTGATATAAAGGCGGAGCGGTTGTGCTCGTGTCTTCTCCGCTCCGCCTGTTTGGTTCCTTGTGTTGTGTTGTGTTTTTACGCGGGTACGATTGTCTTCAGCGTGTTTCCGTTGTTCAGAGTCTGAGCAATGCACTTGACCTTTACAGGCTCACCATTGCGCATACCCTCTCCCCAGAGTGCGACAATTACCTTAAGTGAGCGCGTGACGCCATCGGACTGCGAAAATAACACGGTACCATCGGCAAGTGCCATGTAGTTGTTCGTGCATGGTGTGTTGCTCACCGCTCGCGTGCCAGGAGTCGTGATTACTCCTGCAAGCTCAAGCGGTTTGTCCATTTCGTTCTTGAGTGGTGAGCTACCGTTGAGCGCCTTCGCGATTGCTAGCTTACCTCCCTCAGTCGTTGCGTCAAGCGTACAAATGTATCCGCTCGGAATATTGAACGCCATGTTATCATCGTTGTTTGCTACCTGAATCTCGTTGTTCTCTGGCATGGTTTAATTTCCCTTCTCGGTGACTGTTACTTTGTCCGCATTCTTTACGAACGTTTCGATTGGCATTGAGTAGTAACGTATGTCCGTACGTATGTTTTGCACGAGTAGACGCTTCACGCCTAGCTTCTTTTTGCACGCATTGGTCGCTCGTGTCTCGTTTGAGTAATCGCCTGCAAGGACGACAGTCTTCTTCTCTGTGTTGTTGTCCTTGTTCACGATGATACACTCACACGTCGTTCTCACGACGTTCCTGCCAATGCGAGTTGACATTCCCATATTTGACTTTTCACCTCACTTATGCTATAGTCTTTATTTGAGCTTACTTGTATACAGCGCGTCTGGTTTGTCCTCCTCTCTCATGCGCATTA